ATCTCAGGCCGGGCGATTCGGCCCTCGATCGCCTGCACCGGGCCGAGACGCTGGCGAAGCTCTCCTCCTGGGGGCCGGAGGCGCGGCTCGCGCTCGCCCGCGCGGCGCTGGAGGCGCGGGAGTTCGCCCGCGCCCGCGAGGTGCTGCGCCCGCTCCTCGACGACCGCCCGACGGTCAGGGCCTGCCTCCTCATGGCCGACGTCGAGGAGGCCGAGCACGGCGCGACCGGCCGCATGCGGGAATGGCTCGCCCGCGCGGCGCGCTCGCCGCGCGATCCCGTCTGGATCGCCGACGGCGTCGTGTCCGACCGCTGGGGGCCGGTGTCGCCGGTGACGGGCCGCCTCGACGCCTTCACCTGGGAGGCCCCGCCGGACGTGCTGACCGGCCCGGGCGCGCCCATCGACGACGTGGTCGCCGACCTCGACGACAAGCCGGCCGCGATCCCGGCGCCGCCGGCGCAAGCCGAGCCGCCGGCGTCCGCCGCCATGTCCGCCGACGCCTCTGCCGATGTCCCTGCCGGCGGCCCCGCCGCCGATCCGGTGTCGATGCCGGCTGCAATCCCGTCCCCGCCACCGGCCGGCGGCGGGAGACCGGCCGGCAACGGGGCGACGCCCGCATCTACCCACGCCGAGGAGCACATCCCGGAACCGGTCGTCTTCCCCGTCGCCCACGCTCCCGACGACCCGGGGCTCGAAGGCGAGGCCGAGAAGCCCCGGCGCCGCCTCTTCGGCTAAGCTGCCTGAAAGCGGTCCGTCCCGGCCGCCGAGCTTGCGCCGGAGCGCCGGCGCGCTCATGTGAGCTTGTGCCGTCCTCGAAGCTCGCGCCCGCAGCCCACGGCTGGCAAGCCATGGCCTTTAACCGGGGATTGACGGACCGTGCGTTAAGTCTGTAGGGCGTTTCCCGGTCAGTGCCGCAATAGCTCAGTTGGTAGAGCACCTCATTCGTAATGAGGGGGTCGGGAGTTCGAGCCTCTCTTGCGGCACCATCATTCTCAACCACTTACCGGCGTTTTCGAGGCGGGGCGTCCCGCCTTATGCACTCTCATGCACCGGAACGGACCGGGACCTAACGCTCAGTGGCGTACTTCTGACGTACCGTCGTCGGCTGCTTCGGCACGTCAAAGAGAAGCGACACTCGGCGCGATCCGCACTGCGGGCACATAAGGCGGCTCTCTAGGCGAGAGATGGGGAAGTTTGGCCCTCGGGTCCATACGAGCGTCTGCATGTCCAGCGGTGCCCGGTAACCGCACTCGCGAATCGACTTCATGCCGTCCCGGTTTCCAAAGGCGCACCGGGCTTGGAGCTTCCAGCCGAGTCGATATGCCTCACCTAGCGTCTCTACCGACATGGCGAACAAAATGCGAACACCATCGGTACGGAGTCAAGGGGCCGAGTTGGCTGCGAAGCGGAACCTCCCCTGGCGCATTCTCCTCCTTGGTGTAATTGTTGTCGGGTTTCCGTTCGTTTAGGTTTCGTGAGCGTTCTCGGCCGAGAATGGCCGTGACCCGCTGGCGAGAAGGATCCGCGGTGGACGCATATCTTGAGATTGCGGCGACCGTTCTGCGGGCAGAACGGCGACCTCTCAGTCCACGGGCGATTCTTGCGGCAGCATACCGGCGGGGGATGGTGCCTCCACATCTGCATGGGCAGACGCAGCACAAGACCCTTCAGGCGCGGATCAGCGAGGACATCATTGCTCGGCGTGAGCAGAGCGCGTTTTTCCGAACTGCTCCAGGGAGGTTCTTCCTCCGGGAGTTCTTGACTGACACGAGTCTACCAGAGGACTTTCGGCGCCCGGTTCCGACGCGGCGGCGGTTCCGAGAGCTTGTGAGAGGACCCGCGCTCGCCTTCGACGCGGACGTTCTCGGGACGCTTGCGCACGAGAATACACCGATCGCTCCGCACCGGATTTTCGGGCTCCTCGGGCGTGATTGCTTCCGGTATGACGATCCACGCTCAAAAAGCACTAAAAACGTGTTCGTTCGGTCGTTCGTGTGCGTAGTCCGGCGGCGGAACGTGCTGACGTACCGCCTCGGTCGCTATCGAGAGGACCGCGACTCCTTCGTCTCCCGGCGCTCGATTGGCTTCTCTACACTCGTCCACCGTGACGAGCACACCCTGTTCAATATGGCCGACTTCGGCATCGTGGACTCTGGCGTGAGGGCGACCACGGTCGATCTGGACATTCCCGCCGTGCCTCCCAGCGAGCACATTCACGCTTCTCTGCGGTACTTCACATGGGTGCGCAAAGAGGCCGGGCTGAACGACCTTTTAGCGGTGGTCGCCTTTAAATGTCCCGAGTGGTTTGAGCCGGTTAAACGACGGCTGGCGTTGAATGATTTGGCATGGCTTGACGTTACGCAACCAGTTAACAACATAGAGGATTTCGACCCGTGGTCGAAACACGTGTTGGAGATTTTTTACGCGAACGCGAGCCACGATCTTGAAGATCATCCGGAACATTCGGTTCCTCGACACCCCCAACGTCGAATATCTGAAGTCTCAGCTCGAGACCGGTGAGCCCGTTCGCGCGAAGAAGGCCCTTCAAGACATCTGCAAGGCGTACCGGAGCGGCTTCCGCATTCAGCACCCGCTGCTCGTCGGGGTCGAACAGAACGTCATTGGCCTACTCTATCAAGCGACGGACGAGAAGGTTCGCCGATGGGCGTTGAATGCTCTCGCGAGGCTCGGACGGGAATCGACTTGCGTCGCGGCCATCGTGGACGTGCTTTCGAGGCACACCGACGAGCCCCAGACCACGGCTGCCGCCATTGCAGCGATATACCGGCTGAGCAAAAAAGCAGCGGAAATCCTTCGGGGCCTCAGCTTCGATGAGCAGATGGTCACGCTGGCCGCCTTGCAGCACGTGGACGCCGGGAAGCTCGACTTATCGTCGCTGCCCATTGATGTGGAGCAGGCATCTCCCGACCTGCTTCGGCTCGGGCTCGTGCTCGTCGGGCTGGACCGCGCACCGGCGAACCTCCTGAACCCTCGACACAGCAATGCCGAGATGGTGAAGGCGCTCGGCGGGCATGATGACGACGTGGTCTCTCAGTACTCGGTTTGGGCGATCACCGAGAACCCTGATCTTGGCGTCAGCGACCTCGGAATCGACATCCGCGAGATCGAGCAGAAGCCGGCGAACGTGCGCGCGTGGCTCTTCCGGCTGCTCGCGATGACAACACGCGAGGCCGAGCGCCACATGGAATTTCTGGAACTCGGGATGCGAGACCCTGATCCGGAAGCCCGGCTGGGACTCGCAGTGGGCCTGAAGAATACCTATTTCGACGGCCTAGAGGCGTTGGTGCTCGACTGGTTCGTGAAGGAGGACGATACCGACGTTCGACACGCCGTCCTCGACCACATGGTCAAGCAAGCGCAGCACTGCCCGAACTACGAGGAGATGGCCGCGCAGATCTTCGAGGGGGAGCCGGAAGGGTCGGCACTTCGTCGTCGGATGGTGGCGAGCGCCTCGGGAACGTCCATCTTCGGCCGGTTTAAGCAGATCGAAGCCGAAGGGTCAGGTGACCTCTTCAAAGGAGTGATGATCGTGAACAAGACCACAAACTACAACATCGCGGGCGGCGTGCAGGGCGGGGCGGTCTCCATCGGCGGCGATGCCACGAACTTCGGCCAGGCGCAGGTCCACTACAATCCTCAAACCATCGAGCAGATTCAGTCGGAGCTGTCGAAGGCCGAGCGTGAGCTTCACGGCATGAAGCTCGAAGGGAACGTGAAGAAGGAGGCGCTGGAGCACGTTGCGGAAGCGAAGGCCAACCAGAGCCGAACAAGATCGCGGCGGCTCTCAAGGCCCTTACGAGCGTCGAAGCCATCGCCTCGAAGGCGGCGGGGGCGGCGACGGCTCTCGGCGGGATCATCGCGACGGTCGGTAAGGTCGCGGGACTCGGATAGCGAGAGTAGGGTAGCACATGGCGAGAATGACCGACCCGACGGACGGCCTTGTGTCTTTCCAAGAAGCGCTGCGCAACCGGGAAATCAGCTTGCTGCCCGGAGAGCTCGACCCCGAGCTCTTCGTGCATCTCGATCAGCCGGCCCCCGGTGTATCCCGGTTCACCTATGTGAGGCTGGATCGTAAAACCGTCAAAGCACTGGCGATGGTTGTCATGACCGAGCCCATGCACGGACTTCCATGTTTTCAGTTGGGTGTTGCCGTGCCTGCTGCCTATCGCGGCAAAGGCTTCGCGAAGGATGTTGTCACAGCGGCAGTCGCTGAATTGGAAAACGGACTAAAGCGAAACAACATCCCTCACTTCTACATAGAGGCAGTTGTGAACCTTGACAATGAGCCGTCCAAACGAGTAGCGGAGGCAACAATATCTCCGACTGCAACGGCCGTTACCGACAAAGACTCTGGCCTACCAGCTCTACATTACGTTCGAAAGCTATGAGGTGCGCGCCGCACAAGCTACATTATGCGACGTGTCACTTTGGCGGGCAGCCGTGCCGAATCGAAGTAAAACCCTCCTTGTTCCTCCCTTGACAATGTCCAGGCCACGGGCTCCCATTGATAACGCGCGTCTCGGTGCATGGAGCGGGGGGTGCCAATGTCAGGCGATATGGAGCGGCTGCGGGAAAGTGCTCGAAGGCAAAGCACTGAAAGGGATCGTCAGAGAGAAGAATCGCGCGCAAGAGCATTGATCGAGATAAAAAATATCGCGCATCGCGACCTGCCAATGTGGAAAAAGGCGATACAATATCGCATCAAGAACAACGGTCACCCGCAGCTTACACTCGACGACGATCACCAATCCGTTCTATACAGGGGAGTATTCGGGAGTAAGCTTGGGAAGGTCGGCAGATGGGCGAACGGCCTTTGTATTGTGTCAGATGACCCAGAAATCTTACAGCTATACGCTGCAGAGTTGGCCAGACTATTGGGAGAACCCTTCAAAGTTCGTGCGTATCCTCGCAAACCATTGACCGTAATAACTTCTGACCTCCCATACCCGCACTCAGATTTCTCCAAACCGTATATTTCAATATCATGGTGAGTATGCCGTTGAACACTGGCCCGCTTAGAAAATCTGGTCAGTATCGCACTTACCCTGCGCTTCTTCCTTCGTGCTGGCTGGGAAGGGTACGCTGACCTCGGCATCCCAGGCTTTCGCTTTCTGACGCGCATCCTTCGCTCGTTCGTAGGTCGCGTATGGTCCCTGCACGACCCATCGACCGGGCCGCGCCCCGGAGGTCAGGCGATAGCAGAAGAACCATTTCATCGCCGCGTGTCCTGTGCTCATCGGATAGTCTCCTGATCCTAAGTGGCTTCACTAGCCACTGGTACAATTCGGTAGCTCTTGAAGCCAAACTCGTCCGTGAAGGGCGAGTGCTCAATGTGCCAGCCGTACCGGTTCTCAAGCGTGTGGATCGCGCGCCCCGCCTTCGTCAGAAACATCTCGCGCACGAACACCTGCTTCTTGATCCAGCCGCCGTTCGCTTCCAGCAAGCGGTCGAGGACGCGGCGCTCCTGGGTGCCCTCACGCGGATATGTCTGTTCCATGTTGTTTGACTGATGACTGGTAATTGGAGATGTACCCCGCCGCCTCGGGATCCGGGAGCGGCACGCCCGTGAGCGCGGCGATCTTTTCGAGGTAGTCCGTCATTGCCGCCTTATCGAGTTTCGTGGTCGAGGCGGGCAGCTTGATCTCTTCCCCCCGCACCTTCGTGAAGCGCGGCGGCAGCAGCTTTCGCTTCAGAAACTCGTGGAGGTCCTCGGCGTTGTCGCCGGTCTCGCGGGCGATGATTTCGAGGTACGCCCAATAGTACGCGTTCTGCGAGGTCGAGCGCGTCGGCTTGTCCAGCTCGACCACTACCCGCTCTCCCTCGTGCGCTCTTTTCCACTCCTGGAAGGCGAGCGCGGCCGGCGGTGATCCGAACTCGATGCTCCCCCCTTTGATCGTGGCGTGGAACATACTCGTCAGAAGTTGCGGTATTCGTCGTACGACCCCGACAGCGCCGCTCGGTTCACCTCCGCCACGCTCACGCCGTGCGCCTGCGCAAAGTCTTTGGAGTGGAACTCCGGCGCCAGCTGCACGCCCTTCAGCGTCGCGAACCCCTCCTCGGTGAGCGGATCGCTCTTGCTCGTTTCATCTCCAGGGCACGTCTTTGCGATGTGTCCCGGCTTGCCGCAAACGCTGCATGTGCGCTGCTTCCGCTTTTTCTTAGGCTTCTCGTTTACAGGCTTGACGGTCTCCGGCGCTTCGCGCTCGAACTGCGCTTCAGCGAGTGCACGTACAAGGATCGTAACAGCCTGATCCGGTGTGAGCTCGTGGTCGACAACCGAGTTGCCGTCATCGTCGGTGACGAGCAACGTGTATGAGTACGTCATAAGCTAGAAGGGCAGATCATTAGGATTCATCGGGATGCCGCTGTCGTTCACGCTTGGGATACGGTTCGCCCACTCGACCGAACTCTTCATTTTGTCCTTGATGAAGTCCGGCAGGGCGTCGATCTCGGTGTCCGTCGCCGTGTTCACGTCGATGAGCTTCTTTTCGTTCGCGAGTGCCGGGGCGTCCATGCCCTTCGGGAGCGGGGTTGCCGTCTGGATGTTGGCGTACGTGCCGCTCTCCTTCTCGACATGCACAACGTTGAGCAGGCAGGCGTCTCCGAGGAGCTGCTCAAGGTCGAAGTTGTACGCCTCCTCGTCGTGGAGCTTCGTGCCGATCATCCCCTCGACAAATGCGCGGAGATTTGCCTTTGGCGACATGTAGAACGAGAACTCGCGCGAGATTGAGAACGGCCGCGGCTCCTCGCCCTCATTGAACGCCTTCTTCTCGTTGCACAGCTCGAAGGTGAGCCGGACTTTATCGCTCTCCGTCGGCTTGCCCTTGTACTCGCCCTTGATCGTGCCGAGGTGGACGATTTGGTAGAGCCGAGCGACGTGGTTCCCTGCGGGTACTGGTTCGTAGTTCTTGTTCGATTTGGGTGCTGTAAGTGCCATATGGTTAGAAGAGGTTATGTTCTGCAAGTAATTCTGCTATTTCAGGTTCATTGAGCTTGTCGATCTCGGGATCGCCACTCAGGTAACGGTCGGCCATGCCTACGTAGGCTTCACGGGGTTCACCCATGAACTCGCCGTCGTCGTAGCCGTGTATCTTATCTTCGCCGCCGTTGAGCTTGGCTTCCCATCTACTCGGTTTCGGTGGTTGTGCTTTGAGCATATGCGGTCTGTACGTTAGCTAGTTGTTTGATTTGGTCAATGATTGAAGGCAGGTCATTGAGCAGCGCTTCGAGTTCAGAAGCGAGCCGCGTGATCTTTTCCATGCGATCGTTGATGGTCATAGGTTTTTGCTTTGCGCCCGATCGATGCCATGCAACGCGGGCAGTTTGCGAATAGAGTGTTTGGTGAGTGGAAAGGGCAGAGGACGCTAGGCATATACCTTCGTCATTCCGGTGCTCATACCGACGACTGCGAGCGCGGTCCATTGAGTGACATGCGTGATGAACCAGTCAGTGAGTACGTGACCCTTCTTCCACATCTTATAGGCGCGGACGCTGATCGTCATGCCGCCCGTGAGCCTGTCTCGTTTGGTGTAAGGCATAGTTGATGTTGTTAGTGATCCCTCTAGCCGCCGTCGCACGCGGGTGTTTCGGCGGCGGCTAAAAGGCGCGTGCTAATTAGTGCCTATGAAGTTGTCAAAGAGCTACACAGTCATTCTCTCATGCCCGCGCAATCGCGCAAGCCGTGGTATGTGGATAACTACGTGCAGCGCAATCGCGCATGTTATAGTTCTCGCATATGGAGAAACCCGCCGTCATAAGCCCGCGCGTCTACAAACGCCACAGGCTCATTATCAAGCGAGCTGGACGTAAGCTGAAAGTGAGCGATGCCGAAGTGGTGCGCCGCGCCCTAGAAACTTTCGTCTTCTGAGAACGGGTCCTTCTTAGGTGGCGCTTCTATAGCGTCGAGGTCCACCTCGATCTTTGGGCCTGTTAAGAGCGCCGGGTCCGCGTAGGTCAGACCAAACTCGGCATCGATGAGCTCTTTTGCCGGTTTGAAATCCGCCTGTTCTTCCTCAAACTTCTGGAGCGCTTCAGGCGTCATGGTCCGGATCACAGCCGCCTTCGACCCGTCGGGAAGCCGCGTGGCCGCGATTCGAACGGGCCCCACCTGTGCTAGAACGTGGTCATACTCTTTCATCCCAGCCATCGTTTTCTGAACTGCATCGGCTAGTTTGTCCGCCGCTTCTGCTTCAGGCAGACTGTGAAAGCGAGCTTTGGCTGAGTCCATTATCAGCCCACCAACATCCTTTGCCTCTTTCGAGCGTACGAGTTTGGAGGTCCAGGCAAACGCACGAGAAATCAATGAGCCGTCTTCGTCGGGATGGACCAGAAATGTTTCGAAATCCAATTCGTACAGCATGTCAGCGATTCCACCGAATAGTAATCCCGCGCGACTTGCAAGTGCCCTAGTACTTTCCGAAGTGTCGTCGTCGGAGACGTATACTCGCACAGGGATAATTTGTCTCGCCTTTACCCGCTCGGGGTCTACTCCGATCTTCGCTTGCCACTGGGCGGTAAATAGCTGGTCTGAATAGCGGAGAAGCTCCGTCCGCAATTCCTCATGGCGCCTTTCGAGCGTCCGCACCTCATTGAAGAGCATCTGAATTTGACGCTCCATGCCGCTCTCAAAGTCGGTCCGCGAAACCATTGACCACCCCCACAAGCAGTTCGCTCTGCCAGCATCTATAATTGCCTGAAGCGCAACTCGGTGCAAACACACCGTTCCTTTCACAGTTCCCCCAGCCTCCAGGGTGAGGTGGCTACTCCATCGCGCTCTGGGTGAACGCTCCGTAGGCATTGGTGCCGGGCATGATGCCGGCGTACTTCGCGAGGGTATCGGCGTCCTCGAACGTGCAACGGTGCCCGGCCTTGTCCATGAGGAGGCACATGTCGCGGATGCGGGGCTCGAGTTCTGAGAGGGTGTGCACTCCGGCCATTAGGCGCCGTTCCCGGATTAGAGAGGCATGGAACGGGCGCGCATAGAAGCCAAAGTCCGGAATGATGATCTGACCGCCGTACTGGCGGACCAGGAGCGAGGCGATGATGAAGGAGTCAAACTCCCCGAGCTCCGCCCTGTCGATCTTCGCGACGATGGATCTTCCCGCCTTGAACGAGAAGTTGGTGGGCTGGCACAGGACGCGGGAGAGGACGGGCGAGAGCAACAGATCATCGATCATCGCCAAGGATTCTTCGTCGGCCAAAGAGCGCTTCACCTGATCGAGGCGCGGGGTCTGGAGAACCAGGCGTGTGAGGGATCGCTTGCCGTTCCTGACGGTGAGAGTGTCCTTGCCTTCCGAGCCGTAGACGGTCTCGGCAAACTGGCGAGCGCCCTTGTACTCGATGCCCTTGAGCGGATTGAAGCTGTGAACGGCCGGATCAAACACCTTCGCCCGCGGAAACGCCTTCAGAAACTGGTCGGCAAGCGGTCCATCATCTATCAAAAGGAAGCCTGGCTTGGTGTCCAGCAGCTCGGGCTTTTCACCTAAACCAATGACGAGAAAGTTCATACTATGAGGCTGGGAGCGGTAGAGCCCGCATCGTTGACAGGATTGCCGCCGCCAGCCGGAAACGACGCCGTACGGCGCTTAAAGAGCCATCACATGAAGATGTGACGCTCGTGTAATTATCTCACGGGAACCGAACGCAACGGCTATCGTGACGCCTATTGTGACGCGCCGAAGGCGTGTTCAATAGGTGCTCCGATAGCCGGGCTGTCCAATAGCAAAAGCCGCCGGTAAAGGACGGCTTCGCGACCCATTGCCGAAGCGGGGGGTGGGTGAACCTCGACTGGGTCACTTCCGCTTGTATCCCCTGATCCTTCCAATGATGTGATTGAGAGGTTTCGGTAGGTCGACGTCCGGTCGGTACTTCCGGCATCTGCAAACGGTACAGCGGCCTCGTATGCGTCCTAATTCGCCATTCTTCAGGCAGTTGGCGCAAGTCGCCTTCTTCTCCTTCACCTCGCGGCATACCGGGCATGGTGGGATTGTCCAGTTGTGATCCAAGCCCGCATGGTGGCAGTCCTTACAAGGTGGCATTACGGCCATCGTCTCACATGCGTGGCGCTGCGCAATCGCGCAATCGGTAGGACTGTGGATAGTGGACGGTGAGCTGTAGCTTGCATTGTGAACCGTCCGCCCTGTGTGCGCGTGCCTTAGAGGCCGCGACTTCCCTATTTGCGTCTGGCACTGGCCCGCCCGAATGTCCGTGTCACACGGACAAGGGTAACGGACAGCCAGACGGGTATCGTGACGCCGCCGCGAAGCAGGCGGTGTTCGATACTCCGGCGGGCTGTCCGTAGAAAAAGGGATGGCGATAGCCTCCCGCCTCAGGGAACAGAACAACCAGATCAAAAGCAAATAGGGAAGTCGCGGCTGATAAGCCGTCGCACACAGTGGCGGAAGCGTAGGGAATATAAGGGGAATCGACCCGTGGCTATGGATACGGGGAATGGATACGGGGAGTACAGTCCGAGCTAGGCTCGGAACCAGCGAGAGGTGAACGGTGAGGAAGCTGTAGAACAGTTCCAAACAACGCAAAGAGCGCCCGTTTAGGACGCTCCCGCGATATGTCTGATGCACTCTATGAATGAAAGAACGTGAGCGATCTGTACGCGCCGCTCCTACGTGCTCGGCATTGTAGAGGTCGATCCATGAATGCTCTGTGATGCGGCCTTAGTGGCGGTGGTCGAACCTACTCATTCGCTTTTCAGCGCGTGCCGCCGAAAATACAATACTCAGCTTCTCTTCCGTTGAGAGCCGATTGTGAAGGCGCTTCTTCTTTGAGGTGGAACTTCTCGCACTTGCCCTGCTAATCCGAGTGGATCTGAAACCATAACTGCTTTGTTAGATCGATAGATGCGCCCCCCTCCCCCAAAACCCTGCATTTAAGCGGCGTTTCGAGTTTGGAAGGCGCAGACTGCTCCGTTGAGTCGCCATCTGTGTGTCGGCATGATGTAGCCTGCGCTGGAACGGGCGTATTAACGTCCCCCCGTTGTACCCCCCGGGACATGCAAAAAGCCGCTATTGCTAGCGGCTCTATACAGCGATCAAGCGCGGAAAGCCCTTCGAGAAGACGCTCTGCGCTTGATACTTGATCGACTGCATACCATTGTAGCGTACACCGGCGTGAAGCGCGAATGAAATGCCTCGTGTGTGGATAACTGGCGAGGTTACAAGTCGCCTGCAGCCAACGCATGCGAACACCGGATAACCGGGCGTTTGGAACGAAGTTGAAAAATCGTGCTGGGTTGGTCTTGAAACTTGACCGTTTCGTCCCCTTCTCTTGGGGGAGGTGCGCGGAGAGGCAGCCATGCCCTACATCCACGAGCGGGACGCCGACCATGGGTCAATGAACGGTCCGATCGTCTATTTCCTCCTCAGTCTGGTGCTTTTGATCGTCGGGTTTGTGCTCACGCGAGCTTTTCCGCAGCCACATCCGATTGCCCACATCGCAAATCCCATGGTCGAGGCCGGCGCCAAACAGGCAATTGAGTTTGGTATGAAGGCGATGTCGGAAACGGCTACCTCGCGGAGGGCCCCCGAGCATGACAGTGCGGGCGACGACGTGGCAGAGCGCGAGGAAGCACGCGCCCACGAACTGCGAATGAAGGAGCTCGAGCTGAAGCATGCTGCGAGAATGAAGGAGATCGAAGATGCGCGGCTTATCGCGCTGAAGCGGCAGGAGCGTGAGTTGGCGCTAAAGGAAGAGCGTGAAAAGCTAGAAAGCGCGGAGCGCCAGAAGAAGATCGAGCAGGAGTTCGCCGAACGTGAGCGGCAGCGCGCTCGGAGCCACGAGCTCGAAATGAAAAGGCAAGCGGACGCGGCCGCGCAGACACGTCGCGCTGCACAGCCGCTTTCGCCTCCGCGAGCGACGGCAGATAGCCGGCCGCCTGCTCCGGCAGGCACATCAAAAGACGAGGCTTCTCGAAAACTCCAACGCCCGCCTGAGGCTCAAAGTAGCTCGATGGGGCAGTTTTATTACGGTACTCCGTCAAGCGGCACCTTCGACTGGCAGCTGCTCGATCCTGCGCCCACGCCCGATATGAGTCAGGTCTACGGGAATATGGAGCCCGTGGTTGCGCCCGATATGAGCAAGGCCTACGGCAATATGAAGCCTGCCGATCCCAATCGGACCTACCGAGTCATCAAGGGGGTTGATCCTCGTAGTGTGCATTAGGGGATCGGGTCGAGTTAGCGATCCAGACCGCTGCCCACAGAGGAGCTAGTCTGCAAGCACCTTGTTCGTGCCGGCAAACGTCTTCGCGATCTTACGCACAATGCCGATGATGGTGATCGCCGTTGAGACCAGCATGAGGAGCTGCTGCACAAGGCTTACGACACCCTCTATCAGCTGCGTGATCAAATCGGACGGCAGCTGCACGTGAGCGATACCAGCGAGCACGGTCGTGTAGGTAGCGAGTGCAACGAGGAAGCCCCTGAGGGTGAGGGAGACGCGCTTAGGGTCCGCCGACGAAAAAACGAGCCAGTTCCAACCTGCGGTAATGTAATTCATTTCCATCTATGCTAACGAATAATCGGGGTTGTCCCCGCAGTCGCGCCCAAGTCAGCAAATTCGGTCAATGAAAGTACCGCTGTTGCGAGGGTGATAGCGGACTGCCCTGCCGGACTGATCGAACAGGGAAGCTCCCGCCATTTTGGGCGCGAGTGCCGAAACACCTATTTTCTGAAAAGAGCAGCGAAGGCGATCTTAATCTCCTCCCAGCTTTGGAGGATCCCTGCGAAGTCGTCCGCGTACAGGCCACCCCAATACGGCTCCGGGTCGATCGCACCGCGGTATCCGTTGTCCTGTTCGACGTTGGAAAACTGCCAGTCTGCCTCGCCCTTCTGAACGGGCTTGAGGCCGAAGTGGAGGTGCGACCCGGTCGAAACGCCCGTGTTGTCGGCAAGAGCGATGATGTCGCCTACCTTGACGTGCTGGCCTGCGGTGACGCGAAGCCCATCTTTGCGGAGGTGGCAGTAGAGGGTTTTGAAGTAGGCCGTGCCATCCTTGTACTCGCGCTTGTCCTTGGTGCGGATCACGATGCTGTAGCCCGATGCTCCGTCCTCACCTGCGAACGTCACTACGCCGTCGTGTGCAGCTCGTACCGGCCAGCCGTCCGGTGCCCACAGGTCCATGCCGTTGTGACCCTTCATGCCGAACTGCTGGTAGATCGGCGTGGCGTTCTCTCCGAAACGCTGGTTTATGCGGTAGGGGCGCACCGGGTAAAAAAGTTCCAATTTCGACATATCAGTTCGGATAGCGGCTAACTTGTAATTTAATGTACTCGATGTCCTTCTTGATCTCTGCGAGAAGCACCTGGGTCTCCGCGCCGGATTCGCGAAGCTGCGAGATTGATGTGCTGTTCGCGTCTACCTGCTCCTCAAGCGCCGTGATGCGGTAACCGTAGAGCGAGTACGTGGAAACCATCGTCGCGCCTGCGATGATGAGTGGCCACGAGTGTTGTTTGATCCAGTCATTCATATCATTGGCCGACGCCGAGCTGAGAGAGGCGTCGTGTTGCTGCCGAGGCTGCTTCAGTGATCGTGATTTCCATAGCGAAGTCACCCACGGTGACGTTTGACCACGCGGGTACGTTTGTGCCCGTCTTGTTGGTGCCGCCCGCGTAGGTGTCAGTGGCGCGGAACCAAGGATTGTAGAAGTTCGTGCCGTCTACCGCGCCCTGGCGCTTCATTACGACCCAGTATTTCGTGCCGTTCACGACTGTCGGCGGGGACGAGAATGTAACTGTCGTGAACTCACTCACATCCCATGAGTTGCCGCCGTTCACGATGCTGGCGTGCGCGACGTTTTGGGAGGCGCCCGGAATGACGGCGTTGGGGCTGTCGCTGCCGTTGTCGGTCCATATCTCGAACTTGATGCCGTCTGCCGGCGCACCGTCGAAGATGCGTTCGTAGTATTTGAGGCTCGTGAGGGTGCCGTTGGCGGACGCGGTAAACTGCTGGGCTTGGTAGGTTCGTGCCGCTGTATCACCTAGACGCTCCGAGTTCGCGGGCGTTCCTGTGTACGTGGTGATGGTCCCCATACGCTACATGACTGCTAGATAGGCGGGTTTGAATCCCGCCTTCACCTTGTCTTTGAGTTCAACAACCTTTGTCTCGGCTCCTGTGAGTACGCCCGTGTCGATCGCGCGCTGAACCGCGAGCCATCGCGTGTAGTCCTTCTGCCATGCGGAAAGCTCGAGCTCCGCCTGGGTGGGAGCTGCGGCAGGGGTTACGTCGATAGCTTGGTTCGAGGTGAGCGAGTCTGCAAAGGCGTAGGCTGCGGTAATCGCCTCGATGCGGTTGCGGACCTGAGACTGGAGCCACGTCATGTCCACCTTGGAAACGCTACTGTACTCCTCGTCAAAGCTCTCGGTCGCGCTGGTATAGGTGACAGTGACGGCGATCCGTCCTGCTGATTTGAGCACCGATTTTATCTTAGCGGTCCACATAGATTAGGCGGCTTTAAACCCTACTGCTGATACCTTTGTTGATGCGCCGGTCGTCACGTTCGCGCAAAAGAGCGCCGTGTTCGCGGTCGGCTGTCTGAGCGGCATGGGAAGCGTGATGACGCCGCCGCCGTAAACGGCTGCTGCTGGGATCGTCAAAAGGGTCGTGCCGCCCGATCCGTCCTGAATGATAACGTCGGTCCCCACAGTGGCGTGCGAGTTCGAGACAATGATCGTGGTGATGTAGTTGCGGAGCCCTGCTCCTGGTGCGGCTACAAGCGAGGTCGAGGTCGTGCCGGTCATGGCGCTCGTGATCGCGCCGCTCACAGAGTTCGATGGATCTTCGTACGGAGCAACGATCTGGCGTCGGTCCAGGGTCATGCGGGCTGCGCCGATGTCGCCTTCGTCCACGCTGTCGGTCGAGGTGCTGTCTGCGAGGAACCCGACGCTATTGACCTTCGAGGTTGCTGGTGTGAACGCCGCGTCGTCCACGAACACCGTGTCATCGATGAGCTGAAGGGCAGTGAGCGCGTTCCCGTCCACCTGGACGGCGAACGTGCCCGCGTTCGTCACGGCATGGGATGGCACTGTCGCGAGAGATACCGGGAGTGTTTCTCCCGAGAAAGCTTCGACTTTGAGAGCGCCGCGGGCGTCCACCTGGAGCGGGGCTACCTCGTTCGTCGTGTCAACAAGGGTCGTGTCTGCATCCCTACGGACTGCGGCGACGATGTTCCCCTTCGTAGAAGCCTCTGTGTAGGTCGCGGTGCCGAGGACGGCTACCGGGTCGTCAATGAGCTGCAACGCGGTGAGGGCTGCGCCGTTCTCTTGCGTTGCGAACGTGCCGCCGTTGTCTACCGTAATCGAGTTGCCTGAGTCGTTGATCCCGACTTCATCCCATGTTCCGGACTGCGTGACTGCAACGGTGCCGGTGATGGTCGTTGATACGAGAGAAACGGGCAGGGTCTCGCCTGAGAACGCCTCTACCTTCAGTCGGCCGTTGGCGTCCATTTGAAGCGGGCCGAACTCGTTTGTCGTGTTGACGAGGGTTGTGTCGGCGTCACGGCGAACTGCGCCGATGGTGATGCCTTTCGAGGTCGCTTCGGTGTAGGTGCTCGTGCCGAGCGTCGTCACTGTATCATCGATGAGTTCTACGGCAGTTTGGATTGCGGAGTTCGATGCTTCGAGGCCGTCAACGCGCCCATCGATGGCTGTCAGCGTAGTCTCTACGCCGTCCAAGTGGCCGATCATTGTGTCTTGCTTGGCTGAAGTTGCGGCGCCGGTCGGCAGCGCGGACGTGAGCACGTCCACCTGAACTTCGGTGCCTGCTACAGCGCCCGCGATGGTGGCGAGGCTCGTGTTGCCGGTGTCTTGTTTAGCGGATGTGGCTGCGCCGGTCGGGAGTGCCGACGATGAAACGACGACGGCTCCCGTGTTGACCGCTGTTATCTTGCCGTCAATGGATGCGAGCGATGTGTTCCCGGTATCCTGCTTCGCGCCCGTAGCAGCTCCACTAGGAAGCGGCAATGAAGATGCTGAAACCGGGACGGCGGATTGGTTGGACGCAATGACAACAGGCTGCGAGTCGTCCATCGCTGCCTGTCCGTTGGGGTTGTTGGGGTTGTACGACATACATTAGAGGATGAACCAGTTTGAGCCGTCCGATACGAGAGTGATGCTCTCATTCTGAACGCTCAATACAGCCGTCGTACCCCCGTCGATGGTCTGTGCCCCGTTACCGTCTATTGTAACAGCATTTGCGGAGCTGTCCGTTTTCTTGATGTGGAAGGTGGTGGTGTTGGCGGCAGCGGTTGGGAGGTCGACCGTGATCGCGTTCGACGTGGCGTCACAGAGAAGGACACACGTTCCCGACGTGTCGGCCGGGCTAGAGCTGGCCGCGGTGACGGACGTTACTCCGTAGGCGCTACCGGCGGCGCTCGCTGCGATCGTGATGTCGCTCGCGTTGTCGGTGATGGTGACGTTCGATCCAGCTTTCAGCGTCTTAAAGCGGAGGTCCACTCCCGACTTTTCCTTGAACACGTTCCCCTCGCCCGTGCCGACGTTTGAGGCCGTATTCGTCTCTCCTGATCCGGTCACGGTTACAGTGGCCCGGCCGCCGCCGGCATCCGTCACAGTCGCGCCCGAGAAGTTGAGGGTGCGGACCTGTCCGACTTTCAGCGTGCCGGACTGCTCGACGGAGAGCTCGTTCCCGCCGCCGTGGAAGGCGTTGAGGTTCGGGGTGTCCTTGAGGTCGTCAAAGGATATACGCGCGTCGCGGGGCAGCTCCTTGTGCTTGCGAACGATGTCCAGGCCGGTGTCCGGAGATCCCGCTTCTCCCTTCTCGCCTTTGGCTCCTCGAGGTCCGCGTTCCCCTTGCGGCCCTGCCTCGCCCTGCGGACCCTCTGCGCCTCGCTCGCCGCGATGACCCTGCGGCCCCTGCGGTCCAGCCTCTCCTGGGGCTCCCTGCTGCCCCTGGGGGCCTTCTGGACCTGGTTCGCCCGTGTCGCCTTTGTCCCCCTTCTCGCCGCGCTCCCCCTGGTCCCCCTTGTCGCCCTTGACGCTCTCCATAAAGCTCTGCACGAGCGCCATGGCCGAGTGCATTTTCTGCACCTCGGGTGCGAGGGAGCGGATCGCCTCGCTGATGTCAGCCCCCTTCTCCTCTACCGCCTTTCGAGTGCTGGACGTCTCAAGGGCGATGGCTTCGAGCGCCGGTTCTGGGTTGTTGTTCTCGCCCTGCTCGATCATAGCTTCGAGGAGCTGGTGCGTACCTTGGTGCCCCTCGTTGTTCGAAACGATGAGTGCTTCGATCTCGGGGTTTTCCTGTGGCTGTTCGTTGGGATTCATACATTGAATTGTCTCATGCTAGTGGGGCGCCGCTGCTGCCGCTGCGAGCTGGCTGGAGTTCTTGACCTTGTATTTCGCTAGGAGTTTTGCAGCGGCTTCCACGCCCTCGCGCATGGTCCGGTAGCGACGGATATTGCCATCATCGTCGTTGCCGACGTTCGCAGGATTGTTCGTCTTTTTGCCGAGGCCGGCAGTCCCGAGCGAGCTGTCCTGCTGCATCATGGCAATGAGGAGCTTGGCATCGACCCCGTACTTCCGAGCGGCTTGCCATACGTCGTTGCCGGTGATGCGGCTCTTCGGTGCGCGGTCTTTGATATAGGCGTCTACGGCTCTCGGTGAGTCAAACGACGGCATGCTCTTGTAGATCGCTGTCACCTTCTGCTCGTGCTTCGGATCGGTGGCCCACTTCGCAATGTCGACGCCGCCGATCACGTATGTCTTCGGGGACGGCGCTGGTCTTGCCTTCCCACTGGGTTTACGGACGTACTGAAGGGGATCGCTTCGGTCGTAGTTGACGGTGCTGCCTCGTGTAGCTGCAAGAGCGCCTGCGCCGACTGCCGCCGCCCCGGCCATAACGATCGGACGCGACATGCCGCGCGATCCGCTCGGCAGTCTTGATGTTGCCGGCCGTACCGGCGTAGCGGCAGAGACAAGCGACTTCAGGAATGGCAGTTGCCGGATGAGGCTGTCAGTCTCAGCCGGGCGCATCTTCGACAAGACCGCGGCAAGGCGAGTCTTCACAGCGGCCGACGAGAGAGCCTTATCGGCAAGGATGCTGGCCACGGCCGCCGCTGCCACGGGCGCGCTCAAGCCGCCGGTTGCCACGCCGGCGATGACAGATCCCGTAAGCCCTATCTTGCCAGGAAGGTTGATGAGGTTGTGCCGCTTCTCGATCACGTCGCGGTACTTTGATGCGATCTCGGCGGAGGTGAGGTCGCCGTACTGCTCATTGAGCTTGCGGAGCTTGGCAGCCGTGCCAGGCTCCGCTTCGTCTGCGAGCTGGTCGAGCGCGTCTTTGGTTAGCCCCCATGCACGCGTGAGCGCCCCGTTGACAGTCTCATCCTCGGTGCGCTGTCCGGTCCACTTGGTGAGGTCGCCGATCTTCCGTTTCACTTCAAGAGCCTCAGCGTATGTGAGGTCATCGAGGACGCGGGAGCCGACCGGAACGATTCGCCCTTCCCATAGAGTGAATATGCTTGTGAGGCCATCTCGGGCTTGTGTCAGCCGGTTGTAGAGAGCCTGATCGTTGCGTTCTACCGCAGCTTTGATAGCCTCATTAAATGGTTGAAGTACCTGAGATAGTGAAGTTCGTGCTGTTGGTGGCAACGACATGGCTGCTCGTTGCAGATCAGCACCAACTTGCTGCCTTGCGGCAGATATTTTCCCGGTAAGCTCCTCTAGCGAGTTGGCCGTGATGCCCAACTCCGACACAGTGCGGCCGGGGTCTTTTCCATATGAAAACTGCTTGCTGAGCGGCTTAATGAGCGAGTTGACCATTGCTGGTGCGGTTTTCTTCGCCCCGAGTCGTGCAAGGTTGCTCAGTGCGCCTGCGGCCGGGATTGCGCCGCCCACTGCTGTTCCAACTCCGGGAGTGAATACGTCTGTGCCGGTCTTACCTGCGGAGAGGTTCGCCCCAACGTCGGTGCCGTACCCGGCTGCGACCGTAGCACTCGCTTCGCCTGCGCGCGTTGCGAGTTTGCTCCCTGCGCCAAGTCCTCGGAACACCTTTGAAAGGCCGCTAACAACGCGAGCCTCGGGGAGCACGTAGCTCCCGACCTCGACAGCGGACCCTGCCTTTTTGAGCGGCTTGTCGATGGGGCTTACATCGACGCCTGCGAACGAACCGTGCGCGTATGGATCGGGCTGGCCGAGTGCTTTAGCAAGGCCCTGAACAGGAGTAGCGGCAATATCAACGAAGGGCTTGCCGAGCGTTCCAACAACCTTGTTGACGGCACCGAGCACACCGCGGTCCTGATTGACCGTGACGCGATCTACCATCTGCGGCTTCGGCAGCGTGGGCTTCTGGGGTCCGTACTTCGCCTCATACTCAGCACGGGTCATGCGGACCGGGCCCGACGTAGCATCAGGCGGTGGTGTGCCGTACTTTGCCTCGTACTCTGCTCGGGTCATTTGAACAGCCATACGAGTTAGTCGATGATGATTACCTCCGTGCCATCGGGGGCGGTGATTGTTTCACTTCCGCCTTCATCCGTGGCGGATCCTGCCGTCGTCACGAACTCGGGATTGAGGCCAAAATACTCCGCTTCCTCCTGTGCGGATCGATTCGCCGTGTCGATACTCGTCTGGGCGTTACTGGTGTAGGTAGCTCCGAGGTCCACGAGCTCCTTCAGAGATTGCGGCGTAAGGCCTGGACCGCCCTGTTGAACAGCGGCCATCTTCCCCAAGATGGACGAGATCAGAGCCTGTCCCTGTGCCGACCGATCGTACTCCGTCTCGCGGACGACAGACGTAGGGTCGAGGATTTTGTTGAAGGTGGTGATGATGGCCTGCGTCGTGCCGTTGAGGTCCTTCGCCTCGCCACTCTGGAAGCGGTTCCAAGTTTGCTGCAGGATGCTGTTCTGCCGCTGAAGCTCGCGCGCCGCCGCCGTGTTGGTCTGGGTCGTCTTTTTCAGCGACTGGGTAGCCTGGAACACCTGATTCGGAGTGAGGCCGAAGGAGTTTCCTGCTGCTGCGATGCTCTTCTTTCGGTTCGCATCCTCATTTTGGTAATCGGTGAAAGTGCCTTGATAGCCGTTTGCAACAGCGAAATTGTATTCGCCGATGATCCCGGAACCGTACTGGTCGGCAACGGACTGCTCCTGTGAAAAAAGCTTCTGGATTTCCGCGAACTTTTTGCTCTGATCTATGGTGCGGTCCTCGTCGGCTCGAACCTCGTCAACGTATGCAGCCATTAGCGCCTCCGGTGAGATGCCGTAGCTCTTAGCGAGCGCTTTGATCTCGGACTGTCCGATGCCGTTGAGGTCGATGCCGGACGCGAGGGCGCGCTTCGCCGCTTCCTTGGTCCGCTCCTCGCGGCGCTTCTCGGACTGCTGAAGGAAGTTGAGGTAGGCGGTCGCGCCTTCGGCCTTCGCGCCTCGCTTCGCCGCGATCTCCGCCTGTGCCATCGCCTCGCCCTTGGCGAAAAGCGCTTGGATGGCCGAGTTCTTCTCTGCGGCTACACCACCTTCGCGTCCCAGGTTCTCTTCGAGCACACGGGAGTTGGCTGCTGCCCCGAAGTCGGAACCGAGAAGCCCGCGGCGTGCGGAGATGGCGGCATTTGAGCCAAGGTTCTGTTCGCCTACCTTCTTCGCTTCAACGAGCTTCTGCGCGTACACCTGGTTGGTGGCGTCGATCTCGGTCTGAAGGCGTTTGAGTGTTTCGGATCGGATCGCGCCCTCATCGACCGGGGTTTGTGCGATCTCGCGGAACTGGTCGGTGGTACTGTCGACCTGAGCGTCATCCGCTGAGATGGAGCCGTACAGGTCTTTGATAGAGGGGGCGCCTTGCATCCGCGCCGTATCTTCTTTGTCCGGCTCGAGCGTCGGGTTGGCGCCTTTGAAGTTGTTGTATGTTGGTTGATCCCAGCCCTGCGGTGTAGCGGGTGATGTTGGTGTGTAGTACTGCTTTACGCGCTCGTTGTAGGCGGCGGTGCTCTCATTCGGCTGCAACTGGTATCGGGTGTCGACCATAGGCTAGGCAGTGGCTTCGATGAGCATTCGGACGGCTTCTGCTCCTGGGGAAGAGAGCTTGGTCCAGGCGAGCGTGATGTTGGTGGCGTCGAGCGCGGACACGGTTGCCGATTGCCCGGTTACTGACGGGTCTGAGCCGCTGCCGATGTAGACGATCTTATCGGTGAAATTCTCGTCTATCGCCTCGGATGCCTCGTCGTAGTTGGCGCGGATTCCGGCGTAGGTCGAGCCGTCATAGGTGCCGATTGAGTGGAAGATTGCGCCGTTGCCGCTCGTGCCGAAGGCAGTGATCTTGATGCGGCGGGGGGTGACGCCCATGCCGTGTGCGTAGGTGACGCTGCCGGTTGCCGCATCCAGCGCTCGAACCGCTGAAATCGCCTTGAAAGCGTCCGGTGTGCTCGCCGTCGGTGAGACGAGCTGGAAGTTGGTGCCGTCGTAGACCACCTCGACAATCTGGTTCGCGAGGATGTCGCCCGTTGCGAGGTCCTGGTTGTATCTCTTCTTGATCGTGATTGCCCCGAGAGCGTTGACGTTGAGGGTTGCCGCTCCTGTGTTTGCCGTGCCTGCCTTGAAGCGCAGGGTCATACCGGCCGCACAGGCGCCCGGAGCTGGTGAGAGCGTGACGGCGTACGCGTCGGTGCCTACGCTGTCGGCCGCGTACACGACGGCGGCGAGTTGGTAGTCCTTCTGCGTGACAAACTTGTTGCTGGCTGATGGCGTTGTGGTCGCAGCGAGCGCGTTGTTCTCGTCGGTCGTTGGAACGCGCGGGTCGTTATCGCCGACTGCAATAGGCGTAGCGGGATCCGCGGCTGCTACAGAGAGCTTCGTGATGCCTTTGACGGTGGAAGAGCTATCCGGCGCTCCCGCGATCGCCACGCCGTCCACGTAGGCTTTGGTGGCGAGGTGGTTGTCGTTGTTGATTGTGGCAGTGGCGTCGTACTTGAGCGGATCGGACGCATCGAGGTCCGTGGTGCCCTTCACGAGGTCATTGATGAACTTGATATGCGCGAAGGTCGTGAGCGCGACTGATGCGCCGACGCGGTGAGCACGGACGCATCCGGCCGCCTCAACCCCCTGTCGTGAGACCGTCTTTATATTGGTGAGCGACGTGCCCGAGAGGTCAGATGAGATGTGCTCTTTCGAGGAGTTGTCGCCGTCTATTGCAAAGAAGTAGCGCCCGGCTGGGAGCGCGTTTCCGTCGTCGTCTGTAGCTGATTGGAGCGATGCAGTAGTCGCACCGACAGCCATTGCCGATGCGAGCGAGGTTGTGAAATCTGCAACGATTACTCCGAGTTTTGTAGTCACAAAGGCTTTGGCCCCGTAGAGCGATTATACCATCCCCGTACTAATACTCTGGGTCAGACTGATCTGTGGATTCCCCGTCCAACGACACGTTTTGTTTCACGCGAAACCTGCGAGGCAGCTTGCTCTCAAACGCGACGAGGCGGCGCTCGGCCAGGGTCTCGATGTCGAGGTAGCCGATCCCCTTGGCAACAAACTTGAGCTTCCGCTTGCGGAACTTCGGTGCCTTCAGCTTCAGCTCCGTGAAGTACGGGAAAACCGTGCTCTCCACGTCTGCGCCGATCTGCGAGCTACCGATAATATCGTTGCCGATCACCTGCGGCTCGGCGTTGTCCACGTACGGGCCGTCCCCGCGCACCGTACCGACGAGCTGGTATCCGGCGTCGTCGTATGAGCAGTACACCTCGTAATATTGGTCGGGTTGGATGCGGCCTTTGAGCTGAAGGATGCGGCGCTTCTTGAGGCGGCTCGTGCCGAACAGCTCGCCCTTGCCGATCCAGTGGTTTTGAATCGGCTCTCCGTCGTCGTCGCAGCCGCTGTAGAGCTGGTACACGGTGTCCGTGATGGATGAGCCGATGTAGAGGTAGCCGGCGTCTGAGGCGAACGTACGGGCGTTGTAGCGGGTCACGTCCACGGTGCCGTTCGCTAGGTCGCACAGGAGGATCGTGTCGTTCGCGCTCGCGTCCGAGGTCCGGCACGCGACAAGCACGTAGCGCTCATAGGTCGCCATCTTGCAATCGGTGTAGACGTAGTCCGCAAAGCGGAAGTGCGGGAAGAGCACGGCAGGCTCGGTGTCCCCGCCTACGGGGTCTTTGACCAAGATCGTGAGCTCCGGCTTTTCGGGGTTCGCTGTGTTCATAAACACGACCCCCTTGCCGGTCGAAACGGCAGCGCCCCTAGCGGGCACGCCCATGTTGCGGCGGTAGACAAGGTTCTCGGCCGACAGATCCGTGGGCTCGAGTTCCAGGCGATAGGCCGACTGGCTCTTGAGTGAGTAGTACGCCCCGTCCTGGCCTATGAGTACGTCAAGGATCGCATCGCCGCCCTCGTCCTGGGGGAACACAAAGCCTTCGCCGGAAACGCGTGTGGCGCTCTTGGTGAAGTCCGTGATCCCTCCCGTGTTGCTGTCCTCCCACTGGTACGTCGCCTTGATGTTGTTCGCTGCGTTTGCGGGAGCGACGACGCATGTGAGCGTCCAGGCTCCGGTGATGTAGTTGATGGTGCCCGTGCCGCCTGCCGATCCCGTGAGCGTGCCCCGGTAGTTATCAGTGAACGTCTCGCCGCTCGTCACGGTGATCGAGACACCGAAGCAGTTGCGTGTTGCCCCGCCTGCCTTGAATGCCAGCGTGCCGCTGAATGCGAGTGTCGCGCCGTCGCCGCTTCCGATGTTCTCGGCCGTGACGGTCGTGTAAACCGTCGCGTCCTGCCGGTCGATCTTCGACCCGTAGAGGCCGGTTCTATCCTCCGCTCGGTTCCACAGGATCGCACGTCCGCGGTCGATGATCGCGTGGCCCTTGAAGTTCTTGGCGCTGTTGTAGAGCGAGATGTACGAGCCGGGGCTCGCGTTGTGGAACTTGTAAATGCCATCTGCGCCGAATGCGTAGGTAAACGTGCCTGCGAGCGATGAGTAGTTTGCAAAGGTGTAGTCGGCCGAAGCCGTAAGCCCCGTCACTACGTCAGTCCAGGTCATCCCGTTGAAGTATTGAATCTTGGTGTCCACCTTGCGCCAGTGGACCTTCGTACCGTCTGCCTTGTAGCCGAACATCTGCCCTTTGACGGAGCCTACAGCGCCCTCAGCCCCGATGCGAAGCCGTCCAGGGATGAGCTTGATCCGGCCGTCCTGGGTGTACCAATTCGAGCTGTCCGATGCGGCGTCCGCCGGGATCAGCTCGTCGCTCACAAGGTTATGCGTCCCCTTTGTGAACGCACGTATCTCGTGGTCTTCCATACGCTAGTTGTTCCAGAACTGGCTGTTCCAGTGGGCCATGTCCTCCAGGTAGCTCTTGAAAAATGCCTGGTTCTCCGCCGCGAAGCTCTCCGCCTTTGGGAAGCGCAGGATGATGTCGTTATCGACGGCCATGCCGTGGTAGAGGATGTCGTGAAACTGCGAGGGGAAAGTCGGCGTGCTGACCGTAGTGAGCGTGTCGGGCTGCGTGTGGTAATCGAACTCGTAGCTCTCGGCCGTGGTCGGCAGCTTGGTGAACACGAGACGCCTGTTCGGCAGGTCGATGTACGCGTAGCCGTCCACGTCTCGGTACTGCCGGCGGTCGCTCCAATTGATCACCTGAAACGGGAGATAGCCTGAGCCCACGAATATGACGCGAGCGGCGGCGTTGTTGCCGATCCCCTCAGCCATGTCGGTGGATTGGTTGTTCTCGATGAGGTGGCTGAAATTTGCGGGTAGCGTGACGTACGGCACGACGGTCGAGGTCGTGCCAGTGGCTGCGGCCTTAGCGAACTCCCACACGCGATCGTTCCAGACCTTGTTGTAGACCTTCTGGCACAGGGCCAGCTCCTCACTCGAGGAAAGCTCCGACGTGTCGTCCACGTACTGCTGAAACTTTGTGATGATTTCTGATACGAGCATATGCGGGCTACTGCGCCCATCTCAGCCCCCGAAGGGACTGAGTGGAAGCACTAGGCTGCAATGAGCAGGTCCAGCCCCTTCACCTTGCCATCGGCAAAGGTTTTGACACCGTACATACGGTCGCCCATGAAGTTCGTGGTGCGCTGTTTCGGCTCTTGGCGCTCGTCCATATCGACTTCGATCTGCATGACGACATCGGTGAAGCCCGGTTTGCCGTAGTAGCCATGGATGAAGTTCTTCGTGACTGCAAAGTTTGATACGCCTTCCGTGATGGTAAGGCGGCCTGAACCCTTGCAGACAATCGTGAGCGTATTCGCCGTCGCGTCGTCCGTTGCAGTCACACGCATTTCCTGCCATGTGCGAAGCGATGCGCCGGTGAGCGCAACCTGGTTCGCGCTGGTGGTCGTAGGATCGTTCATGATCGCTTCAAGGTTCGCGAGGGTCGCGTCCTGGTTAGCGCCCACGAGCACGTTACCCGCGGCTGCGCCGATGGTTGTAACGAACGTGAAGGTCACGCCGTTGATTACCAACGTCTCACCGTTCGACGGTTGTCCCGTGAATGTGAAAACTGCTTCCGCAGTGAGCTTTTCCGACACTCGGACTTCCGACTGACCGACCGTACCTGAGTAGCCGTTCTTGAACGTGCTGCCGGCGAGGTCGATGTTCTTACCCATGACGTACTGAGCGATGTCAGACGCGCCGTAAGAGTCGATGACGAGTGTGGTGCCTTCGTTGTCCTGGTTGTTCTTCTGGCTGTTCTTCGCAGGCATGCGAGCAACCATTTGAGGAACCGTGGTGGACGTGAAGGTGATCGGTGTACCGTCCGATGCGAGCGTTGTGAGGTCGCCGTTGTCGAAGTCGTACGTGAGGTTGGTGATCTCGAAGAGAATGTCACCATCAACGTACAGAGCCAGCTCCTTCGCTACGCGGCCACCTGCGGTGACTGCCGGATTGAGCGGACCGGCCTGCTTCAACTCGTACTCGGAGATAGCGAAGGTGAAGCCCTTAATACGGTCAACCGTAAGGGTCTCTTTCGAGTCACCGAGCGCATCTACCGTACGATCCGCCAGCGGAACGATGTCCCGAATGCGGATTCCGGAGGTGTCGATGATCGGACGATCAACGGACACGCCGGACTTCAGCCCCTCTTGGAAGCGGAAGTTTGCGAGCACTTTGCCGACCAAGCGCTTTTGGAAAAGGTCTTGGTAGGTCTCTTTGAAAACTGTCTTAAAGACATCTAAGTTTGCAGCCATAATTGGGAATAATTTTTGTTATCCCCCCGTTTTCGCTGTTAGCCTCGTCGTGCAATCTCCATCACCTTCTCATCAAACTGCTTCTTCAGGGTTGGATTCGATAGAACCTCCCTAAGGTAGTCAGCGTCAGTGTTGGCGCGGTTCATGTCGAGTTCGCCGGGGGCAGCTCCCCCACGCGGCACTGTCGTTTCGATGGAGCGCTTGCCGGTGATCGCGCTTCCATAGGTTTCTTCAATGAGCTGTGGCAGGGTCTTAGACGCATTCGTTGGGATGAGTGAGAGCGCAAAGATCGTGTCTTTGTTGACGACGCCTTTGTACTCGTCCATCTCAGTGAGCGTCCTGTCGAACGCTTTGTCAAAGACGGTTCGAACCTGCTGCGCTCGGTCCTTGTCTTCAAAGGGCTTGAGTCTCGCGCCGATCTTCTGCTCGGCCTCGGCTTCGACATCCTTGCGGATGGCTGCACTCAGGTCGTTTAGAAATTCGGGCTTGACCTCATACTTCTCGGCAATCGCCTGGATCGATGGTGTGAGCTGAGCCTCAGTGGCTCCGCCCTCAATCCGCGTCCGAAGGTCCTTCACCTCCCGCTCCAGGGCCTTGTTGCTCTTCTTGAGTTCAAGAAAGGCGGCTTCTGGTACGAGCTTCGGTTCGGGCTTGGTCTCCTCCTTCGTACCGATAATCTCTCCGATGGTTTCCGGCTTCGTTTCCTCCACCTTCTCCACCTTCTCAACTGCATCTGGTGCAGCAACTTGTGCCTCGTCGGCCATAAGTGTTCACGTTGGTATCGCAGTCGCACTGCGGGTCTTTATCTCCTTGCGGACTGGCCGTGCCGGGCCAGAAAAACCATTACGTGGTCAGCGCCCGTCTTACTAAAAGTGTATCACCTCGCTGCATCATGCAGAGCGCGGCGGGGTGTGGACACGACGGGTTGGAAGACGGGGGCAACCAACACGACGCGTCCACGCCCCACAACACTAGGCTATGAGCTCGTCCAGCACAGCGAGCGCACCATCCAAGTTGTCCTTGGATCGGGTCAGCGTGCGAAGCACGTTGAGCTGGACGTTGAGGTTGGCGCACTCGGCGCGGAGCACGGGCTCTGTGAGGTTGGCGTAGCCCGCTGCGAGCTTATCGATGCTCGCGGTGATGTCGCGCCTGAGTGATTCGATGAGGATCCTGCCGCCTTCGCTCGTGGAAAGTGCGAATACGGCGGCGTACGCATCGGCGTCACGGGCTACCTGCTCGGTCTCGTCCGTGCGCTTCTCCTCGGGTACTCGCTCGTTGAAGCTCATAGGATCGATTTCTGAAAGCCTAGTACCTCCATGACGTGCTCCTTCTCGGCCTGGTACTCACCGAGCGCGGACACTCGCATGTCACGCTGCTTCTGTAGCTCGGTGAGGCCCTTCATGGCCTCGTAGAACATCCAGACCGTGAACTGCTTCTTCTCCGGCATCTTCTTGAGCCACGGATGGTGGTGCAGGATGTTGTCCACCTTCGCCTGCTCAATCGTGATCTGGCCTTCGAGCTGGCGTTTCTCCTGCGACCACTTGTTCTGTTTGTCAGCAAGCTCCGCGATCGTGAACTCAACCGACGACATGCCGGACTTCTCGATCACGGCGTCGCGGTAGTCATCCGCGGGCTTACTGACCTTGTACTGGAATTTCTGCTCCATTTGATTCAGGGGTTGGTAATGTCACGGCCCCGTCCCGTGTTGGCACTGGTGTTGTGCCGGTTGGTGGTGATGTGAGTGTCATGGTCGTGGCGGCGGTAAGGGCACGTGCGGCATTCGCCATGATGAACGGCTCACACGAAACGATGTAGTTTGCGAGCGCGGTGAACTGCTCGTGCTGCATGTCCTCCTCGTGATCCGCCATGTAGTCCACGAACTTCTGTTTGTAGGCGGTGTTCGCAGCGCGGTTGGGCTTCACCGGCTTGCCGTCTAAAATGTCCTCGATGTCGCGCGCGGCCTCGCTCAAAATCTCCGCGTTGCCGAACTCGGATGTGTCCAGCAGCTCCTTGATCTCCTCGTCCTTGAAGCCGACGACGCGCCCGCCCAGCTCGTATGCCTTCTTCTGGTTCTGCACGGGGTTCATTGCGTTCTGCGACAGGAAGGTGAGCTTATTCCGCTGCTCGATCACAGATGCGCGCTCCTCGGCGTCTGACGCTTCCACGATGACGCTGAACTCGTCGTCCTTGCGGAAGATGTCGCGCTTGCTGATGGTCTCCGTCTCAATGCCCTCCGGTCCCAGGATGTCCACGCCAACCTTCTTGGTGAGGTGCTGGCGCACGCCCATCTCGTACAGCTGCGCGAAGCGCTTTGTGCCGAAGGAGTAGGTCTTGTTTGTGAGGCCGAAGCGGTCAGCCGCGTTCTCCTGGTTGCCCTCGTAGATGCCTACCTTGCCGTCCGAGTCCTCGGCGCCCTTCGAGCCAGCAGTGAGGCCGGACGCCTTCTCGTGGATAGTCTCGAGGAGATTGAAGAGCTGGATCGGTGTGTCGATCGCGGACGGACGGAGCACCTGAAGGTCCTTGGCAACGTCCATAGAGCCGGTGGATTTGATGTGGCCGCCTTTGCGGTACTTGAGCTCCGCGAGGTTCTTGATGTTGCTCACGTTCACCACCTTCATCGGCTTGTTGTACTCCTCAACGTTGTCCACCATCTGGTTCACGTTGACGTTCTGCGTCATGAAAATCTCGCGCACCTGATCGAGCCGGCTTTTGGTCCAGAACTCGGTGAGGTCGGGCGACTTGGCGTAGCTCCAGAACGGCCACGCACCCTGCGGGAACTGCTTGGTTTCGGGGAAGATGTCGGTCAGCTTCTCAGCGCGGATCGCGATGCCACTCTGCTCCTGCAGAAGGAGGTAATAGCGCTCGCCCTCGAAGGTCGTGTACCACTCCCAGAACTTGAATTTGTCCTTGTCCGGGATCTGCGGCTCGGTAAGCGTCTCCACCGCTTGGCGGCGGTTCTTCTTGTTGGTTTCCTCCTGGCTCAGCTCATTGGAATTGCTGCTCTCGCCCTCGACGAGACGGCGCACCTCGGCCTTGATGTAGATGTCGCTCCCTTTGAGGTCGTAGCGGTCCTTCACGACGCCGTAGCGGCCCATGTACTTGCCGCGCTCCATGTCGAGGCCGCCGGCGGACGGATCGATGAGGAAGTCATAGACGTCCACGTTCTCAAGGTGAGAACGATAGTACCCCTCCACGCTATCGGCGTAGTAGCAGTAGATCGCGCGGCCGTAGATGAGGTTCTGCTTCTTGCCCGCGAGGTCCTTGAGGTCCCAGTAGTCGAGGTCCGCGTCACGCTCGCGAAGGGCGTTGAGGCGTCGGACGCGCTTGAACTGGCTCTCCTTCCGCTTGCCGAATTTGAAGCGGAGCGGGCTGTCAATCTTGGAGAGGTAGGTGTCTACGAACTCCTCGGCACGCTGTAGGTCGATGTTGGCTCGGGAGTCGGTGCTCTTCGGCTTCTCGCCGTATAGGAGGCTCTCATTCGCCTGCCACCGGGCCACCTTCTTCTGCTTGTAGGCACGGGCAAAGGGTATCTCGGTGAGAGCTTGCGCTACCAGCTTGTCGCGTAGGGTTTTTGAGAGCAGAAGCGATCCCCGTCTTTTAGCTATCGGATAACCTGGCCTGGTCGCACGGCTGCGGCTTGTTTGCAGGAGGCGCACACGCAATTGGGTTTCGGTGCCTTAGGGGCTGCTGCCGCGAGTTCCGCGGCCTTCTCCCCGGACGCAACAACGCCAACATCGCCCGGCTTCAAACCAGCCTCAGCGAGCACAGGGTTCCCTTTGATGTCTTGCTCGGTGAGTGTGATCGTCTCTCCGGCCGTCACGCTATCGATGTCTGCTAGAACTGCGCTTTTCACCTCTGTTAATGTGGAGTTCCGCTTGGCCGATGACTTCTTCACGCGCTTTTCAGGTGCCATATGGGTGAAATTATACCACTCAGATGTTGATGTCGGCGTAGAGCGGTGTGGATAGGGGCTGCTCGTCGTCCTTTTCCTCGCGCGGCGGTGTTGTTCGTGCCGGTTTTGGGTCTGTCATACGCCGATCTGGCCATAAATTGGCTCGTCAACGTCATCTACAGCCTCGTTGTCGTTCGCGGCCTCGGGCTGAATCATCATCACCATGTAGCGAAGCGCGTCTAACGCGTCTTCGCCCGTCTCTTCCGGCTCGTCCTTAGCCTCCTTGTAGGCGTGGGTTTCGAACTCGGTGATGAGGCCCTTGCAGTCGCGGTGAACGTGGAGCTTGTTCGCCTTTAGCAGCTCGCGCACCTTGTCGATGCCGTGCTTCTCGCTGTCCTTGCCCTTCACGACGGGGCGGACGTTGACGCTGTGACGCTTCAGCTCCTCGATGGCGCTCGGGCTCTCTGGGTCTGGGAACACCCGAGCGACGCCAGGAAGCGCCGCGACGTACTCCGCGATCTCGATGTCTGTGAGGTGCGACTGGTACAGCTCGTCCGTGATCCATAGCCCGCCCGCACGGTCGATCTTCGCTACCTCGACGGCCGCAGGGTGGATGAATCCGAAGTCCACGCCCGCCACAGTCTCGATGAAGCCGGTGCCCTCGGCGATCTCCGTGTAGACGTGCTTGGCGCGATCGAACTCCTTGTAGACAAGCCCTTCAGCCTTTCGGAAGTCCGCTAGGTACTCCTGTGCGAAGGCGTTCTCGGGCTTGCTGCGCTTCTCGCGCTCGATCTCCTCGACCGGGATGTGCGGGTTGTCGTAGGTCGTGTAGTGGAAGCTCGCATAATCCTGGTCACGCTCACGAAGGTTGTAGAGGTCGTAGAAGTGGTTGAAGCCCTTCGGTGTAGATATGAATAGCGCCTCGCCTTTGCGGTCGGTGAGCGTCGGTGAAAGCACCTCGTTCCAGCCTACCCAAAAATTGCGCATCGATGCCACTTCATCGATGACGAGGAAGTCGAAGCTTTGGCCGCGAAGCGTCTCTACAGCCTCCCAGCCGCGGAGCTTGATGACACTCTCTCCGCCCTGAACTGTGCGGACCCTGATTTCGAGTGAGGGAGCCTCCTTCTTGCTGATCTCAATGGGCCGGAGCTCGCGCTTGATCTGCTCCCAGGCGATGTCGCGGGCCTGCTGGATTGTCGGAGCGATGTAGAGGACATGCGAGGGCGTCCCGAGCGCCTTCCCCTTGATCTCCTCGATGGCGAGCGATGTCTTCCCGAAGCGTCGGCCACAATTGAGAACCCGGAAGCGGTGAGTGTGGCTGGCTATTTGGTTTTGAGCCGGTGTGAGGATCACACGCTAGGACAAAGCCAATAGCTCCGTATGCGGATTGCCGCGGGCGTCCGTGAGGTGGACAACCCGCTTCTTCCAGTTGATGCGATTAAGTGTCCACCCATCCGGCAGACGAGCCGCGAGCCTGCGTTCAAGCTCGCCCCGCGTGACCGCTCGCATGGCGGTACGCTGATCCGTTATGCGGTGACAGCGAACGCAGGCTAGGACGCCCACTGTACCTACGGACCCGCGCACCCGCTTGTGGCCCATCACCTTGCAGATAAAGCGTCTCCACGCGTCGGCCACCCTGACGAAAACTTTCCTCATACCGCGATGTTGTTCTTCTTTGCGACCGCCTCTGAGATGGTGATAGCGATTGGGTCGCCGCCCTTGCCGCTTACCTCGACAGCCTGTGCTGGCTTGCCCCAGGCGCGCTCTGACAGCCAATCACGGGCGTGCTTGTCGCCGGACTTTGCCTGCTCAAGCGCCTTGTCTACGATCGGCTCCAGCTCCTCGTGCAGCCGCTTAATCAGGTAGGCGCGAGACTGCTCTGCCTCGATCGTGTGGTTCGCCTTCTTCCGACCCGCTCCGGGTCGCTTGCCTCCTCGTTGTGCCATGCCTTTGATTTCGGCGGATAATCAAACATTCAAATTGTACCACAACTCTCCCGCCACAATTTTGCCACATCGGTTAGTTCGTCTGAAATCCTATACGGCACGATGTCGTGCCGGAGCTGAGCCTCTGATCTAGGGCGGAGTCAGCTCAAAATGGGTGCTTTACGCGGGAAGGTGCGCACCGCTACCAAATAGCTCGATTTCTAAGTGGGTCTCGTCGGCTCCTAGGACGCGACCCGACCACGTCAATCGAGGATCTTTCCTTGGCTTAGCCGAGGGAGTGTCCTCTTTTAGACGACCCTCTCTCGGAAGAAACGAGAGAGGCACATGAACAGGACGACCACCACCATCGTAATCCTGAGCTTCTTCGCATTGTGCGGAGCGTTTGCGCTTGGGTTGGTTCTCCTCAGCCCGGCGCCCATGCCGCCGGCGAACGAGAAGCTGCTCGGGGCTCTGTTGGTCCTGCTCAGCACGGCCGGGACCACGCTACTGGCGTACCTCGCCGGCACGACCTTCCAGCGCGGAAATCCGAAGCCGCCCAATGCAGAGGGAGCCGAAGGCTAAACGCCTTGGCTCTCTCCTACCGGATCGATTCGAGCTTGATCTCGATGCGCGGGCGTTCCTTGTCGTACGAACGACAGAGGTGCAACTCATCAATCTGCGAGTCGTCCTCGTATGCGATGCCAGTGAGCGCATCGAGCACCAACTTGTTCTGGTTATCGAGGTCGCGCCGCCGCTTGGTCTGAAAGAAGAACCGGATTGATACGCGAATGCTCCCTTTGAGCGGGGCACCTCGCCACTGTGATCTTACTTCCCACTGATACCCCTCTTTGATCGCCTTACCCACCTCGGTCATGTACGTGGTTGGAAAGCGCCCTCGGCAAGTCGCTCGGTATATGGTTTGTGTCGATTTCGGCTCGCCCGCTAGAGCGATGGTTGTCTGCATCACGCCCGACACAAGGTCAGGCGCAACTATGAAACCCCAACTTCCGTTGGGCGTGATGGCGGCAACTGCGCTCATCATACCAGATGCACACACGGACGCTATCCACAAGTACTGCTCAGCTGCACTTTGAGGAACTCGCGAAAGTCGACCGCGTTAAGTGAACATGGATTTGGGAGGGTAGAATGACCGATCGGCTATTCGGGTCCGGGGGTCCGATGAAGGATCACTTGAACAGCCTTGAATGGAAGCCTTTCGAAAAAAAGACGTCGTTTCGGCCCGACAATGTAGTACGGTGGTATCGAGAGACTGGAAGGGTGAGGCTTGATAAGACCACAGTCCAGTGCAAAGAGAACACGTGCAAGACCGAGGGTGGGTGCGCCACCTGCGCAGACATTGTGGTTGGGCTCCCAGAGGATGCCGACGGTCCGGATGAAATTGAGGTTTTTACCAATGCGGGACCAGAACACGGAAGCGACCTTCCCAATCCGATAAAGGTTGCTCCAGGCGAGGTCGACTCGTGGTTTTTCATAGGGCAGCCGGAAGTCTCGTCTCCAACGGACGAAGATAAACGACAGTATGTTAAGGTTCGGATGTACAACAGGAGTCACGACCGCAATCGACTAGGAAGTGTACGGGTCTACTTTTATCGTGTTGGCGGTGACAGCGATCAAGATAGCAAGGGGATATTGACTATGGATCTGTAAGAAAGTGCAGCCCCGGCGAGGCGGGGCTGCGGGTGTGACTTTTACGTGAAGAGCATTGGCTCCTCATAGCGGCCACGCGCCGTGTGTTGGCTGGCCGGTCGGCTGTCATTCGGTAGGTCGTCAAAGAGCGCAAGCTGGCGTTTGCGAGCGGCGTTTATCTGTTCGCGTCTGAGTCGCCTGATCTCCTTCCACTCGTACCGGACGCCTGCGATCACGATGAACCGCATGGCGCTACTCCGGCAGAGCGAATGGAGCGTCCCGCTTGTTCACCTCGCGGACGAGCTGGCGCGCGACCATGAGGCAGACCGAGAACACGGAGCTGTACGGGCCTTTGGCGTCCTTCCGGTCCTGGCCGTAGGTGTTCCAGTAGAACCAGCCCTTGTCCCGCTTTTCGACGGTCCATGCGTTGAGCGCGTAGGTGCGGCGAGTGTTCGGGATCAATGGAGCCTCCCCCGGATCGTATCGAGCGTGTCGGCCATGTCGTCACGAGCCTCGATCGCGCGGATGCCGTGCAGCACCGTCGTGTGGTCTCGCCCGCCAAGCCAGCGGCCGATCTGCGGCAGCGTCTTGTCGTAATCCTTCTTGAGGATGAACATGACGACGTGCCGGGCGTGGGCGAGCTCGTTCGTTCGGCGCTCGCTCACCATCTGGTCAGGCAGCACGTTTAAGTGCTCTCCGACGACTTCGAGGACGCGGAAGATCCTTGGGGGCATGGTGCGCTTGCATTGGTGGCGACGAGGCGGTGCCGGTGGCAGCTCGGGCGTCGGGATGAACACGACGGGAGCCGGGGGCGGAACGTAAGGCGTGCCGAGATTGGCGCTCCCCCATTTCCCGCGCATGATCGAGTGTTGCAGGATTTCTTGTGGTGACATCTCAGTACACTCCTCTGTATGTACTGAGACTAATTGTAACCTAGGCTATTTAGTCCTCCGTTCGTCGGTGAAGTCGAAGTAAACCTGCGCCTCTGACCTAGAGAGGC